CAGGTCTAATTCTAATTCCAGACACGTCACCCGCAATTGCAGGAGCTTTTGGTTGGACGGCACCACTTTCAATTAAGGCTCCCGTTCCAAGAATGTTAAAGTCCCGCTGTGCTCGATCACCAGCTGCCACACTTCCAGTTACAGTCTCTACTGCCGCGCCACCGACGCCGGCAAGCCCACCAATAACGCCACCAGGAAGTCGCATTGCTGCTTCGAAAGCCCGTGCAGCCGGTATGATTCCCAAAGCATTATAAACTGTCTCCGCAGTGTCGGAGAAGCCAAGATCATGGGCCTCTTTAAGAATTCTAGTAACCTCACTTTCAGTGCCAAAGCCCTCTTGAAATCCTGTACGAGCGCGCTCTAAAACACCACGGAGTTTCTCTTGCCCCGGTGCCGACTCCATCAGTGACGCGAAAGACGGGATACCAGCCGCGAGATTTCGTGTCACTTCGTCGGCGACAGACTGCTGTTTCACCTTATCGACCAATGGCGACACCGATTGAAGGTGATCGTAATCGTCATTTGAGACCTGCGCCGCCGCTGGGTTCCCATCCACATACTTCGCGATCGCCGGATTCTGTACAGCTTTAATCGCCGCCTGCGATTTCGCGTGAGCGTCATAGCCAGGGATATCTGTCTGTACGACTGAAGATGGAATGCCGGTCTGTTTGCTGATAGCGAGCGCCTTCGACGCCTCCTCAGCATTGTCATTCGCAGAAACCACGGCCTTTTGTTGTGGGCTCGGCCCAGCTAAAGGCGCAGAGTCCCATGTTCCGGTCGCCTTCGGTGCGGGCGTATCGACAGCTAGCGGTGCGCTATCCCAAGTCTCACTCAAGGCTTAATCCTCTTTTGCCCATCAGGCCCAATAAAAATAGAGTGGCGTGGAATTTCTGAATAGTGTGCAGCCGGATTATCTGAACGGAGCTGTATCGGAGTTTGGTCAGCAACAATCCGATAAGCACGATCAGAACGATCACCGAAAAGACTACCAAAATAACCAGGACCTGTGACAGTCGTTTTGAGTAATTGAATTCCAATTTCTCGCATCTCCTTGTCGGTTGGCGGTCGTTTCTTTTCTTGATAAAAATCATCGAGTGCTTTCTGAAATACGCCGGAGAATTTATTATATTCAGCATTTTTATTTTGGTCGGTGGCCGACTTGCCGATCTGAGCGTCATTCAACAGGGGCTGAATCGTGCTGAGCGCAGAATTCAACTTTGCGCCTTTATCAACCAGCGCCTTTCGATCCGCCTGCGTCTTGAGTAAAATGCTCTTTTGCGGTCGCGGTAAATCCTCATTCGAGACATCACGCGACATGAATTTATCAGGCTCGTTAATGCTTTCACCACGAAGGGTATCAAACCGCGATTGACGCTCGGCTGTTAATGGCACATCAGCAGTTGAGTTACTTCGCATTGCGTTATCAAATGACTTTTGCAGCATAGGTGGCGCCTGATCGTAAGCCTGTTGCGCCTTCGGTGACAAGTGATCGTAATCGACAACGTGATGGTCTGGATCAAACAGTTCGCGCTGCACAATATTGCGCGTCTGCAGTTGCATATCGCGCGCGCCTGCCTGCAGCACCGAATAATCCGTCTTAATTCGGTTCTGGAGCGTGTCAAGATATTTCGCCTGATTACCCGGATCATCAGGGAACACCTTAATCGCCTGCTCTTTCGCCTTCTCCAGCGCCGTTCCAAGTTGCGAAGTTGGATCGCTATCGCGCGGTTCGCCACCCCACCAGCTTAACTCAGTTTGTCGTCGATCTGCGACGCCTTGATTGAAAGTTCCACCAGCTTGGTTATATTGCGCGAAGTTCTGCTTGGCTCCTTCAAGGTCGCCGGACCGAATTTTGGTCCCAAGTCCAGAACTCGTCCAGGCCGATCCTGCGTTATAGGTGAGACTGATGAGCGCGTTCCTTGTCCCGGTCGGGAGTCCTGGCGCAAAGGTATCGACAATGTTTGCTGCGCGCCCCAACTCGGTATAAAGGCGCTGTTCGTAAACGGCTCGGCGCTGTTCGGGAGGTATGTTTTCGTCGCCGAGCTGGGCCTTCGTGCCGTAGCCGGAGGAGGTCTGTTTAAAATCGGCATAGGGCTTCTCCGAATAACCTTCGAGTTTCTTAAGACGCTCCGCAAGGGAAGGATCGACCAGCGCACCAGACTGAATAATGTGGTCAGAGTCAACGCGTGACTGTACGTTGATTATTTGCTGATTGATTGTGTCCTGCAACTTCAGTTGCGAAATGCCGTCAAGCGAGTCTTTATTCTTATTGAATAAATCGCGCGCTCGAAGAGGATCGTTGCGGGCCATTGATTGCAGTCGCGTCGTCCACGCACCACTAACAATAGTACGATCCATTTCAAGTTTCGTCTCTTCAGACGCACCTTGATAATCTGGAAGCGCGCGTTGCGAAGTCAAGGCAGTTTGTGTGGCCGAAAGAAACTGTTGATCGTCATCAGCGTTCTTTGCAATCGTGCTCATTGAATTAGCGGTGATCGAGCTACTCGTCGCTTTTTGATCGGCGCGGAACGCGGATGCGCTCTCACGGCCAGCGGCCTTAATTGAAAAACCCAGTTGCCGCGTGAAAAGCTGATCAAATTTCTTCTTCACATCAGGATTTTGCGCGTTTTGCAGCCCCTCTTCTCGGAGCGCCGCCGCATCTTCGTGAAACTGCGGTAACGCATTAACGCGCGCCGAGCCCTGCAGAGAATTATAATCGTCGGTCAGTTTTGAAAGTTTGATATCTTGATCGAGGAACAGTTTTTCGGAACTGGTTACGTTGGCGTCCTCCTGCATCCTCAGCGCGTGAGTTGCAAGCATATCGCCGGTGGACTCAAGCTGCCGGGCCAAGCCAAGTTTCGCCTGTCCAATTCCAGCGCCAAACGCCTCCGGCGTGGCCGCAGCTGAGGACTGATATCCGATGCCAGCAGACTCAGTTGGCGAGACCGAAGGGACAGTTGCAGTCGGGACGACTGGCATTAGAATACTCCCTTCTGCGAGTATCCAACCCATTTACTCGCAAAGCTGCTAGCCCCACCGAGCAGGCTCGTCGCCACCCCAAACTCACCAGCAGTCTTTGCGTTCTCGGCTGCCGACGTGTCAAGCGCCGACTCAGCCGTGAAATTCATACCCTGCGCTTTGAAACCGGCAGCGTTCTTCGCAGCGTTATTCAAAATAGTCAGGGTATCGAGGTGTCCAAGGTCCACCGCTGACTGTCGAATGTTCACATTCGTTCCTGAGCCGACATCGAGGCCGGAGGCGGCTTGCGTTACAAGTTGGGTTCCAACGAGATTTTTCGTTTTGAGGTCGTTCGCCTGCGCCTTGGCTTCACCGGCCTGAGTCGCCGCATCAGCATTCCGTTTCGCGATGATGGCATTATTATTGGCAACGGCAGCCTTGTAATTATAACTTGCGGCTTGGGCGTCCGCCGATTGTGCTGCACCCATTGCACCAACACCAGCCGACGCCGCGGACGCAACAAGTGAGCCAATCGCCAGTGTTTCAATGCCCACCTGAATACCTCATAACTATATATTCCCCGTCGTGGACTTCTTTGAAACCAATCCAGCGCAGCCAGTCGCGCGACTTCTCAAACTCACTATCGACCATCCCCACTACCGGCCCATAGTGCGCGGCCATCCACTGTACGAAGCGCTTCGACGCACGAAGGAGCGGAACCTGATGGGCCTCAATTAGTGGAGTGGTTAACATCCAAAGGCGACATTCGCCGAGGAGCGTCTCACTGTGCCCACCAAAGATCGCGGCCGGTTCGCCATCTACCAGGCAAACGAACGAAGGAAACTCATTCCGAAGGGCACGCTCAAGAAGCTCCACTGCATTTACCTGCAGCCTCTCAATCGTCCGCGCCTCGTGAAATCGCAGGTTCGACAGCACCTCAATTCCGTCATCTAACGTGGCCTTGCGAAACTCGATCATTTGCCGGTGTCCCCGACCTGAATTTCAGGGATCACGCCGAGGACGGTGACTGGCAACGGGTTGTCCTGCTGAATACAAACTTGGCCTTCAACAGTCCAGCCGCCTCCAATTATAATTCTGTCATCGCCGGTAAATAGCTCGATTGGAGTGCCAATTGTATTCAGGTTACGATCCTTAAACTCAGTTAGATCATCGAAAGTCTGACCCATCTTCAATCCGCGCGACTGGTCAACGCGAACTGTCATCGCGGAAATGTTCTTGCGTTTGCCCTGAATAGTCGGCTCGCCAATATCGAGATAAAGGGTCTGAAGTTGTGCCGTGTAAGCAAGACCAACGTGTATTTTTGAGCATGGTTGTGAGAGCGTTACCGCACCATTAAGAACGATTTTATCAGTGAACACATTCCCATCACCGAGGATCGTTACAGTTTCACCCTCCAAATGGTCGAGCCCCGACACAATTGAAACAGGCGTCGATATAGTCCAAGTACCGGTCGCTTGATTCCATACAATAACTGGATTACGAAACGAGTCTATGTCCTGAATTGGCCGTGTGATTGTGCAGTGAACTAAAGTCGGGCTCACATAATCGGTTATAGTGGCTATTCCATTTCCAGCTCTTATTACATCCCCCACATTATTTATGCTAAACACTGGCACACTGGTTTGAAACCCGACTCCAGTTCCAGTCGGCGCGGCAATAAAGAGATCAGCAGCTGGCGAGGTTGCTGTCGTTGACAGACCACAGTCAACAAAGAATGCATCCTCCGAGCCATATGGCATCAATCGAGTATGCATTCGTTCAATAAATGAGATGTATTGGCCACCAACATCACGCTGCACGATTGCATAAACAGCATTCTCTTGACCCTCTTGAATAGAAGAAATCGACTTGAATTTACCTTGCGTTTCGTGCTTGGCCCAGCCAGATATTTCCTGCTCTTTCAAATAGGTAAGCGAGAGCAATGCTCCGTCAGAGCGCACAGCCCATATGATTTTATTTGGCTCCTCCGCGTAGGTCCATTCCTTAATCGTAAAACCTGTAAATAAATGATTCGAGTACACCGATAAATCAGTACCAGTGTATATATTAACATAAAGATTGTAGGAGAGATCACGAACAACAGTACCTTTCTGTTGGATATACAGAATGTCATAATTGATTGTAAGCGGTTCAACATCAGCACACCCGTTGTAGGCCTGTGGCGTTGCGGTGATCGTGGCGGGAGAAAGGACCGCACCGGACGAGCCGCCTGAGACCTGCCACGCGCCGCTTCCGGTCAACATAATAAGGCCGCCAGGCATGGAAACCATGTACTTGATATTATTGACCTGGCGCGAGACCAAGGTTCCGGTGATTGAATCACTCGGCTGCACCGGGTTCGATATATCGAAATTCTTGAATTGCCCCGGTTTCGACATCCAAAAGGTTTCCGGGAACTGGTTACTTCCGGCGTAGACCTTTCGTTGTTGGTCGTAGGTGACTGCGATTGGATCATTTCCGGCGAGTGGATCGTTGTGGGTCGGCGGCGAGAATGTGAAGTCCGGCACGATATTTGTGTCAACGGCTGATGTGCTGGTTACGTCAGTCATAAAACCGTAAATCACACCGGCCGGAATTGGCGAGCCCGTCGCTTGCAGTGCTTTATACACGTTGTATGAAACGGCTCCGGCCACTGCAGGCCATGAAATTGCAACTGATCCAGCGGTCGTTGCAATATCGATCTTATTCGTGTCACCGCCCGGCGCGGAGGCAACAGATTCCTCGCCATTCGCATCCACTGCGGTTATCACATACGAGTAATTCGTGGTACCGACGGTAGCCGGTGAGACTGCGACGGTCGGTGTACCTGGAGCCACAATCGCGGAGCCGAGCGTGACCGCAACGAAGGACCACGCCGTATCGCCAGTGCGGGTTAGGTCATATGGTACATAGCTTGGATGACAAATCGTCATCACGTCAGCGGATTGTGTGAACTTCAACATCGCGAGATCAGCGGCCGCGTAGGGCGCAACCACCTCGAATACCGACGCCACGGTGCCGGAAGTGAACACACCGAAACCGGAGGTATTAACCGAGTTGCCGTTCCAATCAATCAGGCTAAAATTGTTCGCGTCAATCAGGTTCACGAAATAATCTTTATCATTTACCTGCGTCATACCAGCAGCGAGGACTAAGACCTGAACGCCGTTCGCGAACCCGTGTGCTGGGACGTTCAGCACTCCAGGGTTCGCGTTCGTTATCCCGACGATAGTCTGTGCGACATTTAAAACCTGTCCGCCATCTTTAATCACGCGCATGGCGAAGTTGCTGAATTCAAGAATGTAATTCTGTACCGTGCTGAATTGAAATGGGATCAGGCGCTCCGGGTTAGTTGAGTCCTTGCAGCGCGCTATCAATTCGAAGCCCGGTCGATTGCTCGCACCTCCACGATAGTCCACAAAGAAATTCAGCATTCGCGCCGCGCCGACGTGGTATTTCGACAGGTCTACACGCGCGTATAGGGTCGGTGAAAGTTCCCCGGCCGAAAACGAAGTTTGGATTACATTAGTACTCATATCGTTCCATACAGCGGCCCAAATGGCGCAATATATCCTACACCAACTCCCCACAGGTTCGCGCTGTCCTCGCGAATCGTGATCCAGTCGGGCATGTTATCGATAATCGTGAGGCCCTCGTTCCCGTCAGAGGCACGAGCCTGAATTATAACTGCGTTGGCGGCCACGAACTTCGAGTTCGCCAAGGCGACTTGCCCCGTCAACGCAATCGCGAGCTTCGCTGCAAGCGCCTGCACCAGCGCCTCAACGAACTGCGCGCCGAACAGCGTCGGATCGGTGATCCGCATAGTGTAAACGCCAATGGCCTGGAACTGATTCGTCAGTACCACGTTCTTTTGCTGGCCGTTCGCGTCAGCGTCGGTGCCGACTCGAAATGGCGCGCCAGGGCCGACCATGAACGGGTAGGTGTTATTGCCGCCGCTAGTGAATGGAGTACCGACGTAAGTGTTCTGAATCTGCTGCACGATCCGCGACATCTGGATACAGTCGGTCGGATACGCATACTCGTACAGCCACGGCGGCGATGGAAATGCGGGCGACCACTGGTTCGCGGTCGAAGCCGGATTAGTGGGCGTCGAAGGCGCGCTCTTCAGCAGCGCCAAATACGCGGTCTTCTGCGCGAAGTTCCAATACGCCATTTGCAGAACTTCATCGCGCGTGTCGGCGTAGATCAAGTTGCAATTGCGCGCCTCCACTGATTGTTCAGTAAGCGCCGCGATTGAGGTACGGGTGCCGATTGCCTGAAGGGCGCGGTTACAAATGGTTACTTCGGAGGCCATTTTTATCTCACATCGTTCATCAGAGCGGCTTGGCAGAACGTGGCACTGCGGCAGGAGTACGATAATATATCCACGGCTCCAGCGGTGGTTGTCAAAACCGGCGCGGTACCACCGGCGAACTTAAATATACTATTCCAGACAGTCGTTCGTGCTCCAGTGCCGTCCTGAATAAATGTGATTGATCCGGCCTTACCAATCGTGACGTTACTTAACGTCATCGTAGTAATGTTGCCGGTCAATGTTATCGCAGTATTCTTGAACGTGGAGAAATCGAAGGTGGTTGTGGCTCCGAACGTCGTTACAGTTTCGGCCTGCCAAAGAACGCCAGCCTGAATAAATTTATCGGAGGTCCCGGCAAGCATTTGCCCGTTCGTGGCAACGTCCTTACAAAGCGGAACCACGCCGACGCCGCCACCAGCTACAATCGTACCAATCGCGCACGGAGTGACAATACTGCCACCGCCGCCACTGCAAGCGGCAGCAACCCAGGTTCCACCTAAAGAAACAAGGCAATTACCATCGGCACCAGGATTAATTGCGGCAAATCCAACAACGCCAGGACCACGCCCCAACGGGACGGTTCCACTTGGAACCTGCCACTGTGCCGCAACTGGCCCCGCGAGCGCCGCTAAAATAAATGCAAGAATAATCCTTTTCATATCGTATCCCACCCCGACATATCATTTAGTGGTGAAAGAATAACGGCGCCTTCACCCTGACCACCACTAACAATCAGTGACGAAAGCCCGTCGATCTTCTGTGAGCCGAATGGCGTCACCGTCATATCAAAGCCGAAGTTGCGATTCTTCAAGATCAAATCGAAGCCACCGTAAGGGAGAGTCATCCACAGGGCCAGGTCCGGCAGGTCTAACACAAAGGCGGCGGGTGTTAACTGCTGGATTATTACGATCACGTCGAAGGGTAGAATTGAAACGATGCCGTTCGCAGTCACAATCCTTTTCTGATTGAGCGGACGATATACCTGCCCGAAAGTCGGACCATAATCAACCTTGCCATAGATTGTCGGTGACCCGAGAATTGAACCTAGACCTGGAGTACTCATTTAAATTTCCTCAAGCTGGCCATCCACAAGTATATCCTGTAAGTGGCGTATCAACGAAGGGACTAGCTCCAAAATTTGCAGTTAACACTCTCCCCGGAGAGCCACCAAACCCACCAAAGGTACATGCTGGTTGCATTGGAACAGATGGAATTGTAACTCCAAAAGCAAGAGTTAGTGGGTCAGCGCCCATGTGCCCATTCCATAACCCACCTGGGTTACGCACCCACGCTAAAAGATTATCTAAATCAACAGCCCATTCAATTACAATAGGGCCACCAGTAATACCAGTCGAGCCTACAAGAGTTGTATTGGAAAAGATATTGGTTGAACCAGTCCCGGTTTCGAGCCAAACTCCACCAAAACCATTACTACTAAATTGTATGTAGTTTCCAGACGGTGGCATAATGCCATGGCCCTCACGAAAACCACCGCCTGGCGAGGGCGCTATAATTTCATAGTAGTATTTACCGGCGCTTCTCGAGCTGATAGTGCGCGCGCCTTGGTCACTGCTAGTCCCACCAAGGTTTGTGACGGTAAGATTACCTCCAGATAGCGCAACATTGTGCTGAGTTGCTGGGTCGAATGTAGTTGGGATAATGGGCGCACAAGTACCGCTTGGTGAACCACAAAATGTTGGAAGACAAGACTCAAGTTGCGCCTGTGCATGATGAATGATAATCGCTGGGGCGGTGAAAACAGCAATCTTAAAAATTCTGCGCCGTGTAATTAACACTATAGACCCCATTTAGCTTTAAGCGAGTTATATAAAGTCGTCACGTCCGTCGAATTGGTGAAATTAGTGGAAATACCGGCCTCGCTAACTGCACCATCCCACCACTCGGTTTCATGAACGCCACCCCCGAGGCAGGCGCTTCCATTAGTACCCCAATTACCCGATTGCGTCCCAGTCGTACTTGCAACGCCATTGATGTATAAAGTCATTACGCCTGATGAATTTACTGTCCCGATCATCACAAACGGAGTCAGTAGCGTGACTGACATGTTGCCGGTATCGACAAGATTTCGCACCATATGGAGCGAATTAGCTCCATTATTGCGCTCTACTTCCCATGAGTGTACATCGTTAAAATCGTTGGTTGCCCCTGTGTATGAAATTGCCCTACCAAAAGTGGTGGTGGCGGTCGCCATAAAAGAAACAGTCCAAAAAGTGAGGGTATTCCCGGTCCCCATCGGGAAACTAAACGGTGTGCAAAGAATTTGAGTAGATGCCCGAGAAAACAGCACCGATGGGCGGCTGTTTAGCCCAGTAGCACTATAAGTTGGTTTATTGCCCGCACCGGCTAAACTATTACCTAGACCGCTCAAGTCAGCCCAACTGGTTACAGTCGAGCCGGATAGTGTCAGGCTCGAAAATACACTAGAATCCCACCATCCAACCACCCCGCCTATAGGCGGGCCAGGCGATGATGAGGAAACTGAGCAAAACCCTGGTGAGCATCCATTGAATTGAGCGCTCGCCGACAGCGGTAATAAGAGCATAAGAACTAGAAATAAACGCCTCATGACAGATCGGTTCCAGTTAGGTAAATATCACAAGTGGCAGCACTTCCGGCCGCCGTGGTCAGCGCGAAATAAGTTGTGTTGATTGCATAGCGATTAGTTGCAATTCCAGCAGCCAACGTTGTCATCAGAACAAGGGCTGAAGTTGTGAGCGAGCTATAGGCTTGCGTGGCCGCAATCAACGGCGTGCCGCCCTTGCTGGTCGCTGGATAGAACCCGCCTACAGCCAGCGTCAAGGTGCCCGTGCAATTCGTTATCAGAACTGATAGCGGGACCCATGCCGTGATGGCTGCGGGAATAGTGCAAGCCTGATCCGCCGTCGAATTCATATTCGCGGTGCGGATTGAGCACAGAACCCGGTTCGCGCCAGTCGTGGTATTGTTGATGGTGACGGCCCCGCCGGAGCCAAAGCCCTGGGCTAAGGCAGAAGTGCACAGGCTGAATAGAAGTGCGAAGAGGATTAATCGCTTCATTACCACACCGTACAGGAAAATTTGTGTGAAGTGGTGGCGGCAATCACGGACAGCGCCGTGTTAATGCCCATTCCAATCGGCGAAGTGAATGACGAAAGACCTGCGAAGGTTGTGGCTGTGGCCGGGGCCAATGGATAAGATGCCGTACCATTAGCTGCCGCAGTAGTAGTGAAGGAAACCCACATTACTTCAGAAGTGTCGATATTGGCGATGGTAAAACCATGACGTGTTGCGGCAGCAGTGAAGGCATTTTGGGCAGTACCGCCTGAAGTGACGGTCCCCGAACAATCAGTAAGCGTGGTGTTGACGGTGCCCAGCACAGGCAAGCCAGCCGTGGTCGTTGCTGTGCCGCCGACTGCCGTGACGTTGGTCGCAGTACCCTGTGTACCGACCGGCGGTTGCGACGAGCCTGCAGACGCATTGAGCGTGAAAGTTTCCGGACCACCACCGATCGCAGTCAGATTGACACGGACACTCTGATAACCGGCCGACTGACAGGTCCATGTGCCGTTGGCGGTACCGCCGGTAACAAGCGCGCCGGTTGAAGGCACTACGCAA